ATGTTTGACGATGAAGTGAGAGAACAAATATTTGCTAAGAGTGAGTTACAAAAAATCGACCTGATGACATTATCTCTTGTCATTAAAGCAATCGAGGAAGTTTTGGAGGAGGTAGACAATGAACAATCCTTATCAGGCACCTATAATGAATAATCCTTATATACAATCTCAAAATCCGTATATGGATAGAATGAACTTTTTGCAAAATTATCAGCAGGGCTTACAACAGCAGCCTATGCAGATGAATCAGCAGACCATGCCACAGCAGATAGCAGGCATTAACGGAAGAATAGTACAGGCAGTTGAAAATATTAACGCCAATGAAGTGCCTATGGATGGCTCAATGGCATTTTTCCCGAAGCAGGATATGTCGGAGATATATGTTAAGGGTTGGAATGCTGACGGAACTATCAACACGATTGTGTATAAGCCTTATACAGCCCCTAAAGATAATCAGACAGTAAATTCTATGGTTAATACAGAAAATGCCAAATTTACCCTGTCAGACGAAAGCACACAGCTATTTCTGAATAAGTTTGAAGAATTATCAGAGAAGATAGGGCAGTTAGAGGATAGATTTGATAAATCTTTAGGAACACAGAGAAAAACTTCACGAACACAAAAGGAGAGTGAGTCTTAATGAATCCTATGCAGATGTTACAAGGCATGAGAAACCCACAGCAGTTTTTACAGCAAATAGTGGGGAATAACAGTGTAATGAGCAATCCAATGGCTAGAAATGCTATGCAGATGGCTCAAAAGGGGGATTCCAAGGGCATTGAACAGATGGCTAGGAATTTGTGCAAAGAAAAGGGAATTGACGCAGATAAGGCTTTTGAGTCATTTAAAGGTCAATTAGGAATGTGATACTAATTCTTGCAAGATTATGTATATAAAAATGAATTATGGAGGTAAATTCTATGTTTAACACAGGTAATTGTGCATCCGTTCCGCTTGTTGCGAACATTGACGGAAACGGAAATAACAACGGATGGGGCGCAGAAGGCTCATGGTTATGGTTTATTATCGTTATCTTTGCTATCTTCGGATGGGGTGGATTCGGTAACGGATTCGAAGGAAACGGAATGAATGGCGGTGTCGGCAGTGAAATTCAGAGAGGCTTTGACAACCAGGCAGTTGTCTCAAAACTTGATGGTATCTCAAATGGCTTATGCGATGGCTTTTATGCCATGAACAACAGTATGCTCACAGGTTTTAATGGCATTAACACAAATATCATGCAGACAGGCTTTGGCATCCAACAGGCTATCAACGCTGATACAGTCGCTAATATGCAGAATACCAACGCTTTACAGTCACAGCTTGCTAACTGTTGCTGTGAGACAAGAGAAGCCATCCAAGGTGTAAACTACAATATGGCAACCAACACCTGCGCTTTGCAGAACACAATGAACAATAATACAAGAGATATTATTGACAGCCAACAGGCAGGAACAAGAGCAATCCTTGACTTCCTGACAAATGACAAGATTGCGACCTTACAGGCAGAGAATAATGATTTACGCAGAGCTGCTTCACAGGATAGACAGAACGCACTTTTGACTACTACAATGGCAGCACAGACAAATCAGATTATTGATGCAGTAAGACCTACACCGGTTCCATCATTCCCGGCAAGCAATCTTTACGGATATGCCTATGGATGTGGCTGCAATACAGGTTGTGGATGCTAAACAACTGAACAATCAAGTATCTTAATCGAAAGATTATGTCTGCTAAGCAGTATTACTTAAATTTAAAGGGCAGACTTGTATGGTTTGCCCTTATTTTTTAGAAAGAGAGGTAAAGATAATAAATGGAAATAACAGGAATCGCATTACAGACTGTTTCAGCCGGAGAAGATGTGGCATTTACAGAGACAGCCGTAAACGGAACAAAATGTATCGTACACAGGACCGGAAGCGGAATTATCAAGTTGAGAGGTATTACAAATCAGTGCAAGGCTAGATTTTTAGTATCGTATTCCGGCAACATTCAAATCCCTGCAGGTGGCACAGTAGAAGCTATTTCGCTTGCCATTGCAGTAGACGGAGAGCCTTTACAGTCAACAAAAATGATAGTTACTCCGGCAGCAGTCGAGAATTTATTTAATGTATCGGCTCAAGCATACGTGGATGTACCTTGTAACTGTTGCAGTACTGTAGCGGTGCAGAATACATCAGCACAGGCTATTGAAGTACAGAATAGTAACTTAATCGCTGTTCGTGAAGCGTAGGGGGTGAGAAGATGCATATTGAAAGAATACACAAAATGCAGGAGTGCCTTACAGAGAAAGCTGTCAACGAGTTTGAAAAGGGCATTGAGAATGTTGACACTTCCGAAATGGGTGAGGTCGTGGATATGATAAAAGACCTTGCAGAAGCCGAGTATCGCTCAATAATTTCCAAGGCCATGAAAAAGGCTGATGAAGAGGAAGAAGAGTACGACAAAGAACTCTTAAGAAGTTTTAAGGCAGAATATGGCGAAGAGGGTGGCAGAAGATACTATGATGAATACCGCTATGCAAACGGCAGATTTGCACCAAAAGGCAGGGGAGTCCGCAGAGGATATACTGAACCACCATACTATCACATGCCGGTAAATTACAACGACATGGAGTATATGCGCGACATGGATAAGGACAGAGGCAAGATGTACTACTCCGAACCGATTGCACCGCATGTGAGTGAAAGCAATTATGACAGAGCAAAGAGACATTATACCGAGACAAAGGAAATGCACAAAGGAGCCTCTACGGAGGACAAGGAGCATAAAATGAAAGCCCTTGACATGTATATCCGTGAATTGAGCGGAGATATATCGGAGCTTTTAAACGATATGACGCCTGATGAACGCAACCTTTTGCGCACCAAAATGAGCAATCTTGCGTCAAAACTGTAATTATTAAGGCTATGGGTAGTAATGCTCATAGCCATTTTTAGAGGGTATAAGCATGGATATAAGAGTTAATGATATACTGTGGCACATACAATTTAAAAAGCCCATATCGAGCGAATTAAAGCGGTCAGATGGCACAATAAGTTTGGGGGTAACTGACAACACAACTAAAACAGTAACGATAGCTGATAATGTGTCTGATTACATGACCGACAAGATACTATGCCACGAGCTAGTGCATGTGTACTCATTCTCATACGGCTGTGACATTGACATCGAGACAGAGGAAATAATCGCAGACTTTATGAGCTTGTACGGACGGAATATTGTATACACAGCTGACAAAATATTTGATTTATTGGAGCAGAAATATGGATAAAATAGACAGACTATTAGAATACATACACCGGACTAATCCGGAAATGACACGGCAGAAATTGATTGAAGAACTAGGAGAGAGTGACTACAGCGCTAAGAGCATTTATTTTTTGGCAATTCAAAATTCAAAACCCTAA